GCGCCGAATACCCCAAGGCGAGCACACAGAACAACAGACTAAAAAACAATGAACACACCATACCGCCTCTTTATGAGACACACGGCAAGACAACGTGTGTTACGCAAAATGGCGTTGATGCGTGCGGCCAAGGAACGCAAGCGACTTGAACACCAAGTTGAGCGCGAGCCAAAACTTGTCCGGTGGCACAGGTTTGAGTTTGGCATCCGCGACAGGTTGACCGGAGAGACACATTTTACCGAATTAAGAAGCGTGAGACAGTCCAAAACCGCGCTCGGTTTGATTCTCAAATATTGCCAATGATTCCCGAACACCTTAACGCACTGGCCGAATCGTGCGCCCCGCCAGACGACCGCCCGATTGCCGAGTGGTGCAAGGAACACGTCAACCTTCCGGCCAGCTATGTTCCGCCCGGCTTCTTCAAGCCCGAAAAATCGCGTTGGCTTTTGCCCGCGTTAGAGGCGCTGAAAGATGACCGATGGAAGACCGTAAACCTGCTCAAGCCAACGGGCACGGGCGGGACATTGTGCGCTGACCTTTACGCGGCTTGGCGAATTGTCAATCGGCCAGGTTCTATACAGTGGAACTGGAATGCCGAGGAACTCGCCACCACGCACGCCGAAGAAAGATTCTGGCCGCTGGTTGAGAACTGCAAACCATTGCGCGATTTGACCAGCGAGAACCGGCACGAAGTCCGCACGCTCGCCCGAAAGTTCAAGAACGGATGTTGGCTTCGCATTCAAGCCGGAACCGAGCGGCGGCTACAGGGACGGCACATACCTTGTCAGATTAACGATGAGGTATGGCAATGGGACGCAGGACGCATGCGCGACGCGGACGCACGACTTGGCGCGTTCAAGAGTGCCGGATTAGCAAGGCAATTGAACATTTCGCAGGGCGGCGACGTGGGAACGGAATGGCACTCGCGCTGTCAATCCGGCGTTCAGGTCAAATGGATGGTGCCTTGCGAATCGTGCCGCGAATTATTCTTTCCAGTGTTGGAGGAAAAGGTTTCAGGCAAGGCAGTTTATCGGCTTTTATTTGAGCGCGACGGGACAAACATCCGGTTGCAATGTCCAAACTGTCAGCACGAAATGCGCGACACGCCAACGCTCAAAGCGTTTTGGAATGAGCATGGGCAAGCGGTCAACCAAACGCCGGACAAACAAACGGACGTTTGGACGTATCAATGGCCTGCGTTTGTGGCGCTGCCGTGGCAGCGAATCGTTGACGATTACATGGCGGCGATTGCGGCCAAGAAACAGGGCAGCACATTTCTTTTGCGCCAGTTTTTGCAAAAGACATTGGCCGAATTTTGGGACGAATCCGTCAGCGAGATTGACCCCGTGGAAATATCCACCGGCGACTATTCGCCGGGAGTATCTTGGCAGGTTGAACACAAGCCGACGATGACAGTGGACTGCCAAAAGAACCTCACGCTTTTCTATGTAGTGGCGCGGGGCTGGGCAAGCAACGGAGAGAGTCGCCGATTGTTTCGCGGGCGCGTGAGTTCCTTTGATGAAATCGCCAGCATTCAAAGGCAATTCAACATGTCAAGCTCGCACGTTGCCATTGACGTAGGATATGAGCAGACGCCAATCCTCCAAGAGTGCGCGAGGCGAATTGATGCCAACCGGGCGTATGGTTGGTTTGGCTTAAAAGGCGTCAAGGATGAGCAAGGAATTGGCTTCCCGCATGTTGACGCAAAGACCGGCCAGAAGACCAAACGCATTTGGAGTCCCGCTGTATTCCCAGACATGGAACTTGGACTGCGAAATCAAAACGTAGAAAAGTTTCTATCATCTTTAAGCCCGCGAGCGTTGGAGCTTTACAAGCTGGGGAAGCTGCGAATACCGATTTACCTTTGGTCAAACCGTCTCGCCTACGAAACGCTTGTGCGTCTTCGCGACAATCGTGGCGCGGCTTGGCTTGCGCCCATTGCTGAAGCCGGGCAGGAGGAGGAAAAGCACTATCGCGAGCAACTTGGGGCCAAGGTATTGAAGGATACGGTTGACAGCCGGGGCAATCCGTTGCGCGTATTTGAAAGCGTGCGCCCCGGTTTTCCTGACCACTATTGGGACTGTGAGGCGATGCAAGTTGTGATGGCGTCAATGGCCGGGGCGCTGATTGGAGTATAAATCAGGTGAATTGATTTTGCTTTATGAATCTTGATTTTAAACAAAGTAAAGTTTTACAAGAGCTTCCTTTTGAAGATTTCAAAATTGATTATGGCCACGGTGTTTATTTGCTAATGAATGGAGATGATGTGGTGTATGCAGGGCAATCAAAAAAAATAATAAAAAGGATAGGAGACCATCTTTGTTCTGAAAAAAGACATGAATTTTCCAGCGTTAAATACGCAAAAATAACAGGATGTGATTTGGATTTTTACGAACGCCTTCTAATAAACCATTTTCAACCTAAATTAAATTGGACACATACACAAAAAGCAAAAGAGGCTAGGGTTGGTAACATAATTGTTGGCAGATGCGGAATCAGAATAAATCAGCCACCTTGATTTTTATCTAAAGCAACCATAAAGTTGCGGCAAATGGCATTGCCGCTTGATGTTACTGGCTGGACTGAGCCGGAAGTTCAGGAGCTTTTCGCGAGCGCGAAGGCGTCCTTGACTTCCGGCCAGCTCGTTTCATGGTCTAGCGCGGGCAACTCAGCAACGCGCCAAGTCTTCCAAGGCGAATCCCCGAGCGAGGTAATGCGCTGGTGTCAATGGGCATTGCGTGAATTGAATCCAACTGTCTACGGATACAACCGCACGCGCACGGTTGCGACATTCTCCAATTTGCCTTACAAACCTTCAGAATCCAATGGCCTCTAAGCCGGTTCAACTCCAAAAGAAAAGCAAGAAAGGCGGAACTACGTTCACCGCTAGCGGAAAACAGTTTGCGGCATCGGAACAAACCAGCCGAGCAAAGGCCATGCCCCGCATTGATTCAGATGCCAAGCGCACGCTGACTCAATACGGATGGCGCGAATTGCTTTCCCTTTCGCGCTACATTTATTCCAACTTTGGGCCGGTGCGCGGGGCCATAAATCAGATGGCTAATTATGCCGTTGGATGGGGATTCCAGCCGGTCTATTACGGAAGAAACGAATCCTGGGGCGAGCTAATGCAAGAGGCATTGGAGCAGCACGACAAGATTTGTGACGTGCGCGGCGAGCCGTATGACTTCCGCACTTCGTTGATTCTGGACATGGTTTCAATCATCCGCGACGGCGATGCCAACTTCGTTTTGACCGAGACGCAGGACGGATACCCGATGTTTCAAAGCATCCCGGCGCACCGAGTAGGCTCTCGCGTTGCTACGTTTTCGGAACAGATTGAGGAAGGAAAATACAAGGGCTTCTTCATAAACAACGGCGTGATTAGCAACGAGGTTGGCCGCTCGGTTGCGTTTCGCGTGTATGAAGACGCTGACGGCGAAAGCTACACGGACGTTGAGGCGAAGGACTTCGGACAGATTTACCGGCCAGAATTGAGCGACCAACCACGCGGCATCCCTTGGCTTGCTCCGGCAATCAATGACATCAAGGACATTTGGGACATACGCAACTTCACCAAGACCGGCATCAAAGGCGTGGCGTCTCGTATAATGTTGGAACACAACGAGAGCGGGCAAGCTCCGGCCAGCCCGTTGGAGGGTGGTGTTTCTCCCGACATGTCCGGCACAACGCAGCTTGAACGGCTGGATGAGGGCACGATCCTTTATGCCCGCGCAGGCAGCGGCGCGAAGATTGAAGTGCCGAATGACAACCGGCCTTCCGAAAATTCGCAGCAATTCAGCTTTGAGATTTTGCGCGGATGTTTTGAAGCGCTTGGCTGGCCGATTGAGTTCTACAATCCAGAAGCATTGGGAGGCGCAAACATCCGGCTTCGCGTTGCACAAGCCGAGCGAACGATTGAGACGTTGCAAATGCTCGCGGGCAAGATTGCAACTCGAAAGCGGCTTTATGCGATTGCAAAATTGATGAAGCTTGGCGTGTTGCCGTGGGACGACGATTGGTGGAAGATTCAACACCAAACTCCGCGCTCCATCACGGTTGACAACGGGCGCGACACAAAGGCCGACCTTGAAGCTTTGAAGGTTGGAGCAACCACCTACTACGAACTTTACGGCCAGTTTGGACAGGACGCAAAGACCGAGCTTTCCAAGGCGATTGAGTTCCGCGCTTGGTTTGAAAAGGAGTGCGCTGAAAAGGGCGTTGACCCTGACAAAGTAATTCCGAACCAAAGCAAAGCACCGGCACAAGCCGCCGAGCCAGATACACAACCAACACCGCAACCCGATGAGACTTGAACGAATTATCCGCGCAGTTTATGGGCAGCCCTGGCTAATCACCAAGAGCGGCCACGACTCGGTTTGCAGGCTTTTGGAAAACAAGCTGCAATCCATCGTTCAGCCTTGGGAAGCCATGAACGGCGAAGGCAAATTCATGAAGACAGACATCTTCGGCGAGCCGCTGCCGGAAATGTCGTTTGATACGTCAAGCCGAGTTGCGGTCATTCCGGTTTATGGAGTAATCGGAAACAAGCTTGGGCTTTTGGAAAAGTCTTGCGGCGCGGTTGGTTGCGATGACATTTCAAAAGACATCCAAGCGGCAAACAAGATGGGCGCGGCCAAGATTATTTTGGACATTGATTCGCCGGGCGGCACGGTTGCTGGCGTGCCAGAGTTGGCCGATGAAATCGCGGGCAGCAAGGCCGATGTTTACGCGATGACCAGCGGAATGATGGCTAGCGCGGCCTATTGGCTGGCCGCAGGAACCAAAGGCATATTCGCAACCAAGTCCGCCGACGTTGGCAGCATCGGGGTTTATACCGCGCACATTGACAAGACCCGCGCACTTGAACAGCAAGGCCACAAAGTGGAACTCTTCAAGACCGGCAAATACAAGGCGAGCGGCTACCCAGGCATTCCTTTGACCGATGAACAACGCGCCGAG